CAATTTAACAAAGTTAGTCTGGCTAACTCAATCAAATATTGTTTTTTATTAACTACTATCATCATTATTTTAAGCTAATAATTAATTGATTGATTTGAGCGCTATATTTTAAAGACCATAAAAGGCACAATAAAATCACAACGAACAACGAGCAATCTATTATTTCAATTAATTTTTTCATTATGCTACCTCTTTTTTTTGTTCAGGCTCAAAGCCTAAAATTATGTTAGCCATAAAATCAAAGTAACCTTGTTCAACTTTATTTCTTAGCTTATCACTAGGATTTTCATCTATTGAACCCATTTCAATAGCTAGTTTTACTATATCATCATAGTAATATTCTATTGGTAAAGCCAAACCTGACAACCATTCACTCATAGCTTTTTGTTTTCCTACTTGCTCAATCATAAAGCCATATTCATCATAAAAACGATCAAAAATATAATTGATTTTTTCTTGATCTGTTTTTAATTCTTTTTCTTCACAATCTAATTGAACACAATCAAGAATATATTTTTTATAATTCTTCTTGTATTCTGTATGGTGTAACTTAGTCATTTTTTGTTTCCTTTCGTTGTTTGTTTATGTTACCTTATTGGTTATAATTCTATTATTGTCAAGCATTAAATAACCTCCACAAAATCAACGCAATAACCTGGATATTTGTTTTTTGCTGCTTCTAGTGCAACTTCCAACATAGGTGCAGCTATAGCTATTTTTTTAGGCGTTTTATAATTAGATGTATTATAAACATTAAAAATATATCTAAAAATAGTTAATTGGTAGTTTTTGATTTGTGTTTTCATTATTGTTTACCTTTCATTTTTTGTTTTAACTTCCCAATTTTTAGACAAATCTAAATGATTAATAACCCAAGTTTTTGCATCATCTATTGAATTAAAATCTTTAGTATAACTTTCATTATCTTGTTTGTTTTTTATTGTTATTGTTTGCATTGTTTTACCTTTCATTTGTTTGTTTATGCTATCAACTTACCGAATAGGTTATAATAAGTCAAGAGCATTGTTTTGATCTTATTTTAAGATCTCATTACCCTATAAAATATAGGGTAATAAGTTATTAAAATTTAATAGCTAAAGACTGACTTTATCTTCTAAAATATACTCTTCACCACACGCTTTTCTAAAATTATCAGGCTTAAAGTTAGGATTTAAATATTCAAAATACCTATTTAAATCTTCAACTAACCAAGTTGATATTTCAGTTCTTAAAGGTGAATTATTAAAGCTTTTAGTGTGAGTGTTTGCTCTAATAATTTTTGCTATTTGTTGATAGTGCTTTTTTGATAGTGTCATTTTGTTTTATCCTTTCATTGTTTGTTTTGTTTATTAAATACGACAATAACAGTTTCGGTTAATAGATCAAGAAAAAAAATCGTTAAAATACTAAGTCATTGAAATTAAACAATTCTTTTTTTAAGCGTATGTTTTACGCTGTATTATTAAAGAGATTGAATAGAGTAAAGAGATTGAATAGTTGTTATTCTTTAATACATTGCAGCTTTACCTTAATTCTATTTAATAATCGGTTTGACCTGGTTTATATCTAATGAGTACCAACCAATTATCTTTTTACTGATAACGATTAATTATCGGAAGTAATTGCGCGCTATAGATTAAATGTTTTGCCTGCGTTCGTGCGTAAAAATCAAGAATGCGCACCCCCCCGTCACCCGCGCGCCACCCGCCATTTATTATATATATATACATGGGACTGTAGGACACCTTTAGCCAGTCAGCCTCACCTCTATCCACAAAACAACCCACCACTTATTTTTGCTAGACCTCCTTTTAGAAATAAAATAATACCAGATATATGGATTACGATAGCAAAGACATACAATCTGTAGTATTTATAGAACCTAAGACAAACAATGTTATTATTAAGATTACAGGGTTTCCTAATAAAGACCTTGCCGATATGTATGTTAGTTGGATTATGGCAGAATTATCTTTTGATTTTACTCCTGCTAATGGAACAATAGACACCACTATTAACTAATGAATATAGTTATTCCCTACACTGCTAGAAAACATCAGAAGTTTCTTCATTCTAAAATGCTAGAAAAGCGTTGGTCTGTATTAGTCTGCCATAGAAGATTTGGTAAAACAGTAATGATGATTAATCATTTGCTGATGACCGCACTACAATCCAAACTAAAGAACCCTAGGTTTGCTTATATTGCGCCTACCTTCAAACAAGCTAAATCTATTGCTTGGGATTACATCAAACAATTTTCTGACAAGATCCCAGGAGTACGCTTTAATGAGACAGAGCTGCGTGTAGACTTGCCTAATGGCTCTAGGATAACCCTACTAGGCTCAGAGAACTGCGATGGTCTTAGAGGTATCTATTTGGACGGATGCGTCATAGACGAGTATGCCAATGTAACAGAACGATTGTTCCCAGAAATTATTAGACCAGCTCTATCCGATAGAAAAGGTTACTGCGTATTTATAGGTACACCACAAGGAATGAATAATAACTTTTACGATATGTACCAGCATGCACAAAAGAACCATAGTGATTGGTTTTATTTTAAAGCACAGGCAAGCAAAACCAAAATAGTAGACGAAGAGGAACTAGAAAAAGCAAGAGAGATTATGGGAGATAACAAGTTCAAGCAAGAGTTTGAATGTGATTGGATAGCTAACATTGAAGGTGCTGTGTATGGAGAGGTCATGCAAAAGATGGATGACAAGAACCAGATAACCAGAGTACCTTATGATCCTGCTTTGCCAGTCTCTACTGCTTGGGATATAGGAGTATCAGACCACACCGCTATTATATTCTACCAACAACTAGGTTCAGCAATAAACATAATAGATTACTATGAAGAACGAAAACAAGGATTACCGCATTTTATAGAAGTAGTGAATAGTAAGGAATACATTTATAAGGATCACTATGCTCCCCATGACATTGAAGTGATGGAATTTAGTAATGGCAAAACCAGAAGGGAAGTAGCCTATCAATTAGGAATAAGATTTAGAGTAGTGCCGAAGATTCCATTAGAAGATGGTATCCATGCAACAGCTATGACCTTACCTAGATGCTACATAGATGTAGACCATTGCAAACAATTAATAGATGCGTTAAGACATTACCATCGGAAGTACATAGATAAAAATCGTATGTTCCGATCTAAGCCTGTACACGATTGGTCATCCCATGCTTGTGATGCCATGAGATATCTGTCTGTGGGATTAGAGGAATTAAACACTAGACAAACTGCTCCACAAAATGTAGCAGATAGTGATTATAGTATTTTATAAAAGGATTTATTATGGGTTCATTATTTTCGCCAAAGATGCCAGCGTTACCTCCAGTTCAACCTTTGCCTGAACCACCTTCAGCAGAGCTGAGTGCAGAGGAACAAAAAAAAATACAAGCAGAACAAGCGGCTATAGAAAGAAAAAGAAAAGGTCGTAAGTCTACTATTTTAACTGGACCTTTAGGTCTACAAGAAGAAGCAACCACAGAAAAGAAAACTTTACTAGGAGGATAATATGGGAATTAAGAAAATGATTAAAGCAGTAAAAGATAAAATCAAACCAAAGGTTACAAAGCAAAAGGAAGTAATCTTAGAAAAGAAAAATCTAGTACAAGAAACTGTACAAGAATCTAAAAGTTCTATGACAAGGGAAACTAACTAATATGGGAATAGCTGCAGCAATTACAAAAGCGGTTAAAATGGGTGCTGTTAAAAAAGTGGATAAACCGCAACCAGTGTCTCCTACAGTTGCAGAAGTTTCGCAAAGTGCAGCAACCGATTCAGATGGTATGGGAGCTATGTCAAGAAAAGCAAAACGCAAAGGAAGATCAGCTACGATATTAACTTCAGCTACAGGTGTAGAAGGTAGTACAACACTAGGCACTAAAAGTTTATTAGGCGGATAATGGCAAAAACAGATTTAAGTAAAAGTTTATTAAAACGATTTGATCGTTTAAAAGCAGGCAGACAAAACTGGGAGTCGCATTGGCAAGAAGTATCAGACTACATGATACCAAGAAAAGCAGATGTAACTAAAACCAGATCCAAAGGAGATAAACGAACAGAACTTATTTTTGATTCTTCTCCATTACAATCCGTAGAATTATTAGCAGCATCTTTACATGGTATGCTTACCAACCCATCCACCCCTTGGTTTTCTTTGCAGTTTAAAGAAGATGGAATGGAAGGAGAAGAAGAAGCAAAAGAATGGTTAGAGTCTGCAACTGAAACAATGTACGCAGCATTCAATCGTTCTAACTTTCAACAAGAAATTTTTGAATTATATCACGACCTAATCACCTTTGGTACAGCAGCGATGTTTGTAGAAGAAGATGAAGAAGATGTACTAAAGTTTTCTACACGACACATTAACGAAATCTATATCTCTGAAAATGATAAGGGAAGAATTGATACCATCTTTAGAAAATTCAAACTAACTGCAAGAGCAGCCATCCAAAAGTTTGGTCAGAATGTTTCAGACAATATTGCTACAACAGCAAGAAAAGATCCTTATGAAGAAATAGAAATACTACATGTAGTTTATCCAAGAACAGATTTTAATCCAAAGAAACAAGATAAACCAAACATGCCTTTTGCATCAGTGTACTTAGAAGCAGGCACAGGAGATGAACTGTCGGTTTCTGGATTTAAAGAATTTCCTTTTGTAGTACCTCGTTACTTAAAAGCATCTCACGAAATTTATGGAAGATCGCCTGCGATGACTGCCTTACCTGATGTAAAGATGTTAAATGAAATGTCTAAGACAACCATTAAAGCAGCACAGAAACAAGTAGATCCACCTTTATTAGTTCCTGATGATGGATTTATTTTACCAGTACGAACTGTTCCTGGTGGACTGAACTTTTATAGATCTGGAACAAGAGATAGAATTGAACCACTCAACATTGGTGCAAACAATCCACTAGGTTTAAACATGGAAGAGCAAAGAAGAAACTCTATTCGTAATGCGTTCTATGTAAACCAACTTATGATGCAGAATGGTCCACAAATGACAGCAACCGAAGTAGTGCAAAGAAATGAAGAGAAAATGAGATTACTAGGACCTGTTCTTGGTAGACTTCAATCTGAATTATTAAAACCTTTGATTGATAGATGTTTCTCTATTCTATTAAGAAAAAATTTATTTAAACCTGCTCCAGAATCTTTATCAGGAAAAGATATAGAAATTGAATATGTATCTCCTTTAGCCAAAGCTCAAAAATCTTCAGAGCTACAATCTATTATGAGAGGTATAGAAATTATGGGATCACTTGCAAATGTTGCTCCTGTATTTGATTATATTAATTTTGATAAACTAGTAGGTCATCTAATGGATATAGTAGGTGTACCTCAAAAGATTTTAAAACCAATGTCTCAAGTAAATTCAGAAAGACAACAGAAACAACAACAACAAGAACAAGCTATGCAGATGCAACAAATGCAACAAGTAGCACAAGCTGGAGGACAGATCGCACCATTGGCAAAAGCATTGCCAGAGGAAGCAAAGGCTTTAGTAAACCCAGAAGAGTAATAGAAAGGAACACATGGATCAGTTAAAACAATTAAAGATTAGCTATAAAAATATTTTTGAATCAGATGACGGAAAATTAGTCATGTCTGATTTAGAACGAAGATGTCATTATCATGCTACTACTAATGTAAGAGGAGATAGCCATGAGAGTGCATATATGGAAGGACAACGCAGCGTTCTTCTATTTATTAAAACTATGCTGCTAAAGGAAAATAAAGATGTCAAACGAACAGATAACGGAGAATGATTCTTCGCCTGTAGAACAAGAGACGCTACTAAACACCAACACTTCTACAGAAACGACTACACCAACAGAAGAAGCAACTATTTCTTCTACTACTAATAATACAGTACAAACTTCCAAATCATGGAAAGAAATTATTAGTGAAGAGTACAGAAGCAATCCAAACATAGAAAAGTTTACAGAGATTGATGCGTTAGCCAAAAGCTATATCAATGCTGTATCTATGATTGGTTCAGATAAAATTCCTGTACCAACTAACAATTCAACTGATGAACAATGGAATGAAATTTATACTAAGTTAGGTAGACCAGAATCTCCTGATAACTATAAATTAGATGTAAAATCAGATGTAGTTCCTATAGAAGAATCTGCAGTAAAATCATTTGCAGAAAATGCTCACAAGCTAGGTTTAAATAATAAACAAGCTCAAGGTATCTTAGAGTTCTATAAAAATAATATGGAACAAACTGCACAACAACAAAGCATCAATACTGAAACTGCACAAGCAGATGCGGAAGCTCAACTACGAAAAGAGTGGGGTAGATCCTTTGATGAAAATATTAAACGAGCTGGATCATTAGCAAAAGCAAATATGAGTCCAGAACTTTTAGACATGCAAATGAAAGATGGAACTCGTTTAGGAGATCATCCTGAAATTATTAAAGGCTTTGCTAATATTGCTAATCTTATTTCTGAGGATAAAATCATTGGTACAGAACAAGAGAATATGTCTCAAGGAAGAGACTTAGAAACTGAGATATCTAGCATTGTTAATGACCGAGATGGACCTTACTGGAATAGAAATCATCCAGACCACGATAAGGTAGTTCAGCAAGTATTAACTTTAAGAAATATGATGAATGGATAATAAGCAATTACGATTGGAAGTTATTAGAATGATATTAGAAACAGGTTCTGAAAATCATAAATCTAATCCCTTGCCAATCGCTGATAATTATTATAAGTGGATTTCTAAGGCGGATGAAAGTTCGCCTAAGAAAAGTAAGATAACTCGCAAGAACCTTACTGACAACAAGGAATAGACTGTGGTCTAACAGACCTTAAATGCAAGAGATGCCTGCTTTGCGGAGAACCTCTCTGTTTTATTTTTGTTAATTGTCATGTGGATGATTAGCATTTAACTTTAACAATGGAGAGACAAATATGTCTACACAAGTAACAACAGCATTTGTAGAACAGTATAGTTCAAACATACAAATGTTATCACAACAAAAAGGATCACTTTTAAGAGATAAAGTGAGACTTGAATCAGTTGTTGGAAAAAACGCTTTCTTTGACCAAGTTGGAAGCGTAACTGCAACTGTAAGATCAAGCAGACATTCAGACACTCCTCAAGCAGATACTCCTCACTCAAGAAGAAGAGTTTCCCTTGTGGACTATGAATTCGCTGATCTAATTGACGACCTAGATAAAGTAAGAATGTTGGCAGATCCAACTTCTTCTTACGCAATGGCTGCGGCTTATGCGATGGGAAGAGCTATGGATGACAATATCATTGCTGCGGCAACTGGTAGTGCTAACACTGGCGTAGCTGGTGGAACATCTACTGCTTTACCTGCTGGTCAAATTATAGCAGAATCTGGAACAGGAAGATTCACAATCGCTAAACTAAGAGAAGCAAAAGAAATCTTAGACTTAGCAGATGTTGATCCTTCTCTACCTAGACACATCGTAGTAGGACCTAAACAGATCTCTGATCTATTGGGAACTACTGAAGTTACTTCTAGCGATTTTAACACTGTAAAAGCACTTGCTTCTGGAGATGTTAATTCGTTTTTAGGATTTAACTTTGTTGTATCTAACAGACTAAATGTTGGTTCTAGCATCAGAGATTGCTTTGCTTTCGTAAACGATGGTATTGCTTTAGCTGTTGGAAAAGATGTAACTGCTAGAATAGACGAGAGAGCTGACAAAGGTTACGCTACTCAAGTTTACTACTCTGCTGCTTTCGGTGCAACCCGAATGGAAGAAGAGAAAGTAGTTAAGATCCAAGCATACGAAGGTTAATTCGTATTTAGATGGTGGGGAGCAATCCCCACTATCTTTTTTAAAATGAAACATATAAAAGAAGTAAAACCTGTGTTACATTTTAAGAAAGATGATTATGTGTATAGATTTGTTTTAGTAGATAGATTTAAACACACAGCATCTGTTCATCATGGATTTGATATTCATAATGAACGAACAGAAGCGGAAATCTGGCAACAGATGACCAATAGGAAGATAAGAAGAAAGTATATAACAAAGGAGTAGATATAATGAAAAAAGGTTTATACGCAAACATTCACGCAAAAAGAAAAAGAATTAAAGCTGGCTCAAATGAAAAAATGAGAAAGGTAGGATCTAAAGGATCTCCCACAGCAGCAAATTTTAAAAGAGCAGCTAAAACAGCAAAGAAAAAATAGATGGCATCCATAGTAGACATTTGTAACGGAGCTTTAAACCAACTAGGTGCATCCACTATTATTTCTCTAACAGAAGATTCTAAGAATGCTAGATTGTGTAATGCAAGATACACTCAAGTAAGAGATAGTTTATTTAGACATCATCCTTGGAACTGTTTACAAAAACGAGTACAGCTTGCATCTGATACAACAACTCCAGCTTGGGGATTTAGTTACCAATTTACCTTACCTGCAGACTGCTTACGAGTATTAGTTATAGAAGCACATGACCATGATTACAAAATTGAAGGAAGAAAAATAGTATCTAACCTTGGTACAATGAAAATATTATATGTTGCAAGAATTGAAGATCCTAATGAATATGATGAAATTTTAAGAGAAACTTTATCTGCAGCATTAGCGGCTGATATAGCTTATGCAATTACTTCTTCTAATCCTGTATCTCAAAACATGTATACTTTGTATCAAGCTAAATTAAGAGATGCTAGATTTGTAGACGCTACCGAAGGACAAAATACAGTTCAAGACAATGGCATGACTGATGTAATCGGTGCTGGTACTTGGACTAACTCAAGGTATTAAGTTATGGCACGAGTAGCGGTGCAATTAACAAACTTCACTGGTGGAGAATTATCACCACGATTAGATGGTCGTAATGATCTAACTAAATATGCTTCTGGCTGTAAGACCTTAGAGAACATGATTGTTTATCCTCATGGTTCATCTGCTAGACGACCTGGAACACAATTTGTAGCAGAAGTAAAAGACAGTTCTAAAAAAACAAGACTTATACCTTTTGAATTTTCTACTACACAAACTTATATGTTAGAGTTTGGAGATCAGTACATTAGGTTCTACAAAGACAATGGAGTTATTTTAGATGGTGGTTCTGCCTATGAGATTGCTACTCCTTATTTAGAGGCAGAGTTATTTCAAATTAAATTTGCACAATCTGCAGATGTTATGTACATTTGCCATCCTAATCATCATCCTAGAAAATTAACTAGAACAGGTCATACCTCTTGGACATTAATTAATGATGTTATTACCAATGGACCATTCATGGATCATAATGTTGAAACAACTACATTAAGTCCATCACACAAAGACGCAGGTCAAACCACAACTGTAACAGCAAGTGCAACAACAGGTATTAATGGTGGACAAGGTTTTTTATCTACGGATGTTGGAAGATTTCTTCATATAACAGAAGGTCATTTAAAAATAACTTCTGTTACATCTACCACTGTAGTTGTTGGAACTGTTATTGTAGACTTAAATGAAACAGGATCTACTACTGATTTTGCGTTAGGTTCATTTTCAGATACTACGGGTTACCCTTCTTGCGTTACTTTCTTTGAACAACGATTAGTATTTGCAGGAACTTTATCTCAACCTCAAGCAATATTCTTTTCCAGATCTGGAGACTATGAAAATTTTGATGATAAATATCACGACACTGTATCAGATGATGATGCGATTGTGTATACGATTGCTTCTAACCAAGTGAATGCTATTCGCTTTATGACTGCGACTAGAACTTTAATTATAGGTACAGCAGGTGGAGAATTTGCGGTATCAGGTGGTGGAACAGATGTTGCTATTACTCCCACGAATATATTAATTAAAAAACAATCTAACCATGGAGCTGCAAACTTAGATGCAATTGCAGTTGGTAATGTAACTTTATTCTTACAAAGAGCAAAAAGAAAAATTAGAGAACTAGCTTATAACTTTGATGTAGATGGTTATCTTGCTCCTGACATGACGATTCTTGCAGAACATATTTCTGAATCAGGTATTACTCAAATGGCATATCAACAAGAACCCAATCAAATCATTTGGTGTGTACGAACCGATGGACAGCTCATTGCTTTAACCTATCAAAGAGAACAACAAGTAGTAGCCTGGCATAGACATATTTTTGGTGGATCTTTTTCTACAGGTAATGCTATATGCGAATCTGTTGCTGTACTTCCTACCGATGACAATGAATATCAGGTGTGGACTATTGTTAAAAGAACGATTAATGGAGCAACCAAACGATATGTAGAGTATCTTCATACTTTTGATTTTGATGAAACAGATAATACTGATTTTAATTTTTTAGATTCTCAACTTGCTTATGATGGATCTGCAACGACTTCTATTTCTGGATTAGATCATTTAGAAGGACAAGAAGTTGCTATTCTTGCAGATGGATCTACACACCCTAGAAAAACAGTTAGTTCTGGTGCAATTACTTTAGAACGATCTGCAAGCAAAGTTAAAGTAGGATTACCTTATACTTCTCTTTTGCAAACTATGCGATTAGATGCTGGAGCGCAAAATGGTACATCGCAAGGTAAAACAAAAAGAATATTTGATATTACTATTCGTATGTATGAATCTATTGGTATTGAAGTAGGACCAAACTTAGATAACATGGAACGAATACCTTTTAGATCTTCTGCTAATGCTATGGATGTTGCTATTCCAGTATTTACAGGAGATAAAGAAATTGAATTTAGAGGAAACTATGAGACTGATGGTTATGTGTATGTAAGGCAAGATCAACCTTTACCTTTAACTATTTTATCATTATACCCAAGGTTAGTAACTAATGACGGATAATCTACTACATATAGTGCCTTATATTGCAAACCATGGTAAGATAATTTTATCTAGTCAAATGAACCATGCTTTAATGGATAAGGATGCGAGCTTTGACGGAGAAACAATAAATTTAGAAGAAGAAGGATTAGCTTTTACTTGTATGATTAATAACGAACCTATTGCCTCTGCTGGAATGAAAATACTTTGGAATGGTGTTGCAGAAGGCTGGGTACTTGCTACGAATAAAGTTTGGAAACATCCTGTCGTTATTGCAAGAGCTATTAAAAAGAATTTTGCAAGAGTGGCTAAAGAACATAATATTCACAGAGTACAAACTGCAGTACGATCAGAGTTTGCTATTGGTTTAAAATTTGCTAAATGGTTAGGATTACAAGAAGAAGGATTAATGAAGAAATACGGATTTGATGGTGCAGACCATTACAGATATGCGAGGTTATTCTAATGAGTTTTGTATTTGACATTGCTGCTGCCAAACAAGCAAAAGGTATTGGAAAATTTAATCAAGCTGTTCAAGAAAGAAATGCCACGATTGCAGAACAAGAAGGTGAACAAATAGAAAAAAGATTAGAAGAGTTTGATCTTCCTAGATTTGAAGAGCAATTTTCTCAATTACAAGGTCAAACAAAAACAGCAATATTAAAATCTGGAGTTGATTTATCTGGTTCTGGTTTAAGAATTTTAAGAAGAAATGCAGAACAAGCTGAGATAGAAAAAAATGTTATGGCTTATGATGCTCAAATTGGCAAATCAAGAAAATTTGAAGAAGCTAATTTTGCCAGAATGCAAGGAAGCCTTGCTAAAATGCAAGCTAAACAAGCTGAACTTGGTTACTATGCTAAAGCTGGTAAAAGTTTAATGGCTATGTCTGGTGGTTTCGGTGGAGGTGGTGGTGGTTCTACAGGTGGTTTTAGTGGTGAGTATGGTGGTATAACAGGTGGGAGCTTTGGAGAATAATGGCAAGAAATTATAAAAAAGAATACGCAAATTATCATTCTAAACCAGAACAAAAAAAAGACAGAGCTGGTAGAAATGGTGCAAGAAGAATAATGAAAAAAAAATATGGATCAAGTATTCTTGGTAGAGATGTAGATCACAAAGATAGAAATCCAAGAAACAACAGTATGGGTAATTTAAGAGTACAATCTAAATCAACAAATAGATCAAGAAATACATAATGCCAAAAATTCCTACTTTTACATCACAATCAAGACCAACTGCAGAAGTTGCTAGTGTTAGAAGTAATATTCAATTATCTCCTACAGCAACACCTGCTGCTGCTCTTGCAAAAGTAGCTTCTTCTGTAGAAGATTACTACATTAAACAAAGAGATAATGTTGAAAAATTAGAAGCTAAAAAAAAATATTTAGAATTAAAAGGTCAATCTGATCTTATCATTGAAAAAAAAAAAAATAATGCCGATGAGTTTGGAGCTATATCTTCTTACACAGAAGAATTTAATTCACTTAAAACACAAGAATTATCTAAAATAAAAAACAGAAGAGTTAAGAAAAAATTAGAAGAATATTTAGCTTTAGAAGAAGTTGAAGGAATTTCTGCTATTAAAAAAAATTCTTTTAATGCTTTTGAAAAAGATAGCATTTCTATTTATAATACAGAACAAGAAACGCTTGCGGGAAAATATACTATTGAAACAGATCCAGAGAAAAAAAAATTAATTATAAAACAAAGAAAAGAATCTGCTATAGAATTTAATGGTGTTCACAACTTAGGAAAAGCAGCTTTAACTAAAGAAATAAAAAAAATAGAAAATGATTCTATTTTATTTGATGTGGATGTTTTAATATCAAAAAAACAATATGGAGCTGCAAAAGCATTATTATCTGATCCTAAAAATTTATCTAAAATAGATAATGAGGAAAGACAAAAAAAATTATTAAAAATTGAAAAAGAGGGAGCTGAATTAAATGAAAATAATTACTATGCTTCTAATTTAATTAAAGGAAATAATCTTTTAATTGGTGCAAAATTTACAAGCACAACAGAAAAAAAAGTTATTCAACATACAGAAAGAATATTATTTTCTTCTGCAGAAAAACAACAAAAAAATCCAGAGGAAACTTTTGCTTTTGTTGACGAAACTATGGCAAAAAATGGAATTATATCTCCAACTTATAAGGATTTATTAGATACTGGATATAACGCTGGATCTACTACTACTTTTGATTCTCTTTCTGATATACCCAAACCTTTAATTCAAGCGGTAAAAGTAGCTGAAACTGCAGATATAAATAAAAGATTAAATGTTTATACAACTCAAGAACAAGAACGATTTTATAAAAATATTATTGTTTTAAAAAAAATAAAAGGGTTTGATGATTATCAAGCTATTAAACAAGCTAAAGAATTTGAACAAAATTATGATGCTAATATAACTAAAGGAACTGGTAAGCAAAGAGGAAAGACATTAGAAAAAGTTGAAAGTAAATTCAAAGATAGTAAATCTACTAATATAAATCAAGTAAGAGGTTATGCTGGTCAATTATATGATATGTATATTATGTTAGGAATAGATGATAATAAAGCAAAAAACCAAGTTGTAGAAGATATAGAAAAAAACATTGTAGAAGTAGATAATAATTCTTATTTAAAAAGAGATATTGTTGCCTTTCAAGCTATTGATGGAGTAGAAAATATTCCTGTTTATAAAAAATATATTATTAAAAATAATATGGAACAAGGAGAGGATTCTGATGATTATTACTTAAGACATAATGGTGGTGGTCAATTTGAAATAAGAAGAAGAGTTGATTTATCTCCTGTATATAGCAAAGATAATAAACCAATGATCTTTTACGCTAAAGATTTAGATAAAATGAAATCAGAACAAACAGAGGAATTTAAAAAAGATATTAGAGAACAACAAAGAAAAACTCAAGAACAAAGATTATTTGTTTTAGAGCAAGAAACTTATATGCCTTAATATGTCATCTGGAACTAATTTAGATTTATTGTTAAGTACGGATTATTTAAGCACTACAGATGAAAAATTATTAAAAGAAAAACAAGAACAAGAAAAAGAAAAAGTTAAAGCAATCGGTATTTCAGATATTTTGGATGTTGTTCCAGGAGGAAAAGCAGCTAAAAAATTATTTCCAGAAACTCTTGGTGCTAAAGAAGATACTGGAATTAGTCTTGCTATTGAACAAGAAGCTATTTTACCATCTATATTAAAAACTTTTGGTCAAAAAAATTTAGAACCTGATTATGATTACCAAATAGATGATGAAACTTTTGAAGATCTTACTAAAGATTTAGATAAATTATATTGGGAAGAGTTTTCTACAGCTAGTTCTAAAGCAAATGCTTATCAAATAAGAGAGAGATTATTGAGATCTCAAGAAGCAGATCAAAAATTATCTTCATTAGGAATTACAGGAACTGCTTTGCGTTTTGGAGCTGCTATGTTAGATCCACCTGCATTAATAGCGGATGCTGTAACCTTTGGTGTTGCTAGACCTTTTATCTATGCCAATAAAATATCTCGTACATCTAAATATATTCGTTCTGGTTTAGTTGGAGCTGGTCAAGCTGGTTTATTAACAGCTCCTGTTGCTGCTGCAGATCCTACTAGAGATATAGAAGATGTTGGTTATGCAATGTTGATGGGTGGAGCAATAACATCTGGACTAACTAGATTTTTAGCACCTAGACATCCAGATTTAAAAAATTTTGATGCTAAATCTCAAGAACTAGGAAAAGCAATAGAAAAAAGTACACTTAAAAATGATGGTTATAAAATAACACCTAAAGGTGAAAAGTATTTTCCACCAGAAAAACCTGTAACTACCTCTACATATATAGATGAAGTAGATGATTTGTTGCCTCCAGAGAGTAGTATCAAACCAACAAGTAGAAATGTTTATTCTAAAGCAGAGACAGAAATAGTTACAAGTATTAAAAACAATAAAGAAGTTGATATACCTATTCCTAAAAAAGTAGTTGTTGGAGATTCTATAGAATTTTTTGATGATGCTGGAAACAAAGTAAAAAGAAAAATTATAAAAGTTAGCAGTTCAGGCACTTCTGTTAAAGTAAAAATAGGAAAAAAAGAAAAAATTATTTCTTTAACTGAAGGTGAAAGTAGTTTTGCTAATTTTAAAAATCCAAACTATGTACTAAAAGCTGCTGGTACTGGATTTCAAAGAAAAGTTATATCTGAATTAAAGAAACAAGAGTTAGAAGATTTAAGAATAGATTTGCAGAATAAAAAAACAAAAATGGAAGCAGATCAGCAAACAACACAAGGAACTTACAGAGATATTGTTAAAGATTTAAAATCAGTTGAGTTTTCTTTGAATGTTTTGCCATCAAGAAAAATAGAAGATGTCGTTGTTAATTTTTTTGACAGACTAGATGTAACACCTAATGTTGGTTTTGCTAAATTCAGATTAGACAAATCATCTGTATTAAGAAGATCAGCATCTCCTTTTACTAGATCTTGGTCGGAAAAATTTGCTGAAGAAGCAGTAGGTAATGTGGATTCATCAAAATCTATTATTACAGCAGATCTTATTAAACACAATTATGCAACAACAGCAGAAACTTTATTTTATAAATCTTATGCTCCTGCCTTTCAAAAGTTTATGAAAGAAGTAAAGAAAAAAAGATTTGGAAACGACTATAACATTAATGATCGTTTAGAATTTTCTAATCTAGTATCTCGTGGAGTACGAGGAGAAATTATAGATGTTCCTGGTGTTGCAGAAGGAGTGCTTGCCACAAGAAAACTGTTAAAAAAAATATTAGATGATTTAAAAAAAGAAGGAGTTGAAGGTGCAAAAGAAGTTTTAGAAAATGCAAACTACTTTCCTAGAAAATGGTCTATTGAAAAAATACAAAATATTCAGGAAAAAATACCTTATGTTAAATTAATTAATTTTTTAAAAAATTCTTTAGTTAGAGGCTCAAAAGATTTATCAGAAGCTGATGGTTTAAAAATAGCCAAACATATTTATAAAGTAGTTAATACAAATAAATTTGGTGATGGTTTTTCTATTGATAGACTTTTATACACAACGGATGCAGATGAATTAAGAACTGTTATTAGGGATTATGCAGATTTAGATCCAGATGAAATAGAAGATTTAGTTAAAGTATTATTAAAACCAGGAAGAGATAAACCAACTGCAACACCTAGACTTAGAAGAAGAGCTTCATTTGATGAAAATTATGAAGAAACTATTGATGGTTTTAAAATTAAATTTACTGATTTATTAGATAATAATACAGAAGGTTTAGTAGGATCTTACATTCAACAAATGTCTGGTCAAATTGCTCTTGCAAGAATTGGCATAAAATCAAGGCAGGATTATAATAAAATTTTCAAAAAAGTGAAAGATAGCTATGATCTTCCAGAAATTGCAAAACAATATACAGGATTTAAAGGTAAGGCAAGAAAAGAGCTTGAGCTTTTATCAATAGATACAATTTATAAAAATATAGTAGGAATACCTACGGAAAAAAATATTACAGGTTCTTGGTCAACAGTATTAAGAAATTTAAGAAAATACAATTATGTTAATGTATTTAACCAAGTGGGTTTTGCTCAAATTCCAGAAATGGGAAATATTATTGGTACAGCTGGAGTTAGAGGAATGATAAAATATATTCCTGAATTTAAAAATATTTTAACAAGAGCAAAATCAGGAAAATTATCTAATGAATTATTAGATGAAATAGAAACTGTAGTTAGTGGAACTGGTTCTAATAGACTTATAGATAGCACTATTAATAGAACAGATGATTTTGCTGGTGCAACTACAAGAGTTGGTAAAGTAGAAAAAACATTAGATATTGCTAGTAGAATTACTGCTGATTTTTCTGGTTTTCATGCAGTAGATACTTTGTCAAGAAGATTAGCTGCTATTACTTCCTTTGATAAACTAGCAATGCACGCAATAGGTAAATCAAAAGTAGATGATGCTGTTCTTAAAAGATATAGAAACATTGGATTTAGTGACGATGAGTTACAAGCTGTATTTAAAAATATAAGAGAAAATTCTACTTTTGTAGAAGGTGGTTTAACAGGAAGAAAAATTAGAAGATTAAATGTAGATAAGTGGGATGACCAAGATTTAGTTAATAAAATGTCTTTGTATATGAGTAGACATTTACGAAGAGTAATTCAAGAAAACAATTATGGAGAAATGATTGCTTTAGGAACAGATAGTGCTTTAGGAAAAACAATGCTTCAGTTTAGAAATTTTGTAATTACTGCTTATTCTAAACAATTATTACATGGTTTGCATATGAGAGATTTTACAGCTTTCTCTAGTGCTATGTCATCAATGTTTATTGCTTCACTTGTTTTTGTTTCTCAAACTCATGTACAAGCATTAGGAAAATCTAGTAGTGAAAAAGAAGATTTTTTAGAAGATAGATTGAGTATAAAAAATATAGGAAAAGCTGCATTTCAAAGATCAACTTATGCTTCTTTGTTGCCAGTCTTTTATGATACATTAGCCTCTCCATTTGTAAGTGAACCTATGTTTAATTACAGAACATCTGGATTAGAAATTAATTTAATTACAGGAAATCCAACTTATAATTTATTATTTGATAAAGGATTTGGTGCAATTAAAGCGATTGGTACATCAGCAGTTGATGATGAGTATGATTTTAGCAAACAATCTGCTTATAAAATAAAGGCTATTTTACCATATCAAAATATGCTAGGTGTAACAAACATATTGCAATATATGATTGATGAATCTGATTTGCCAGAAACATCTAAATAGTAGACAAAGGAACAGGAATTTAATATAGCAACAGTATGACCATATCATCAACTACAGTTAAAAATTCGTACAATGGAGATAACTCCACTACTACCTTTAACTACACATTTAAGGTATTTGCAGATTCTGATTTACAGGTCATTATTCGTTCCGCACTAGGAACAGAAACAGTTAAAACAATTACCACACATTACACAGTTACAGGAGCAGGCAATGCTAATGGTGGTTCTGTTATCTTTACTGCAGGAAACATTCCAGCTTCTGGAGAGACTGTAGTTATAAGAAGAGCTGTTCCGCAAACACAAGCGATTGACTATATTGCTAATGATCCATTCCCTGCGGAATCACACGAAGAGGGACTGGACAGAGCAATGATGACATTGCAACAAGTACAAGAAGAACTAGATCGTTCTATTAAGATTTCAAGAACCAACACTATGACTTCTACAGAATTTACTGTAGGTGCTGCTAGTCGTGCTGGTAAGATTTTAGGATTTGATGACAATGGAGAACTCGTTGTATCACAAGAATTAGGAACATACGCTGGCAACTGGACTGCTGGAGAAACTTATAACGCTAGAGATATTGTTAAAGATACTTCTAACAATAACATTTATTTATGTAACACAGGTCATACTGCATCTGGAACAACTCCTATTAGTTCTAATGCCGATGTAGCTAAATGGGATTTATTAGTAGATGCTTACAGTGCTACAGCTAGTGCCACTGCGGCGGCGGCTAGTGCTAGTGCGGCTTCTACATCAGAGAGCAATGCGGCAACATCAGAATCTAATGCCGCAACCAGTGAAACAAATGCAGCTACTTCAGCAACTAATGCTGCTAATAGTTTTGACAGTTTTGATGACAGATTTTTAGGAACTAAAGCTAGTGATCCAACCTTAGACAATGATGGTAATGCTCTTGTTGAAGGTGCGATGTACTACAATTCCACAGATAATGATATTAGATTTTATAATGGTTCAACTTGGGATGCTCCTGCAACTGATGCTGCAACGAGTGCAACTAATTCTGCAACTTCCGCTACAGCTTCAGCAACTTCAGCTACCGCATCTGCCAACTCTGCTACTGCATCTGCAACATCTGCGACTAACGCTGCAACTTCAGAAACCAATGCTGCAACTAGTGAAACCAATGCTGCGACATCAGCATCTACAGCTACTACACAAGCTGGTATTGCTACTACCCAAGCAAGTAATGCGGCTACTTCTGCAAGTACAGCAACTACTCAAGCAACCAATGCCTCAACTTCTGCTACTAATGCAGAGACAGCAAAAACTGCTGCTGAAACAGCTCAAGCTGCTGCCGAACTTGCTTTAGATAATTTTGATGATATTTATTTAGGTGCAAAAGCTAGCGATCCATCCGTAGATAACGATGGAGATCCTTTAACTGCTGGAGATTTATATTTTAATACTACTGTAGATCAACTTAAATACTATGATGGTTCATCCTGGTCAGGTATTGGTGTAAACACAGATGAAACAACAAAGGTATCTGCAAACGATACAACGAATGGTTACTTAAATGGTAAACTTGTTGCAGGTTCTGGAATATCTTTTACTGAAAATAATGATGGTTCTAATGAAACATTAACCATTGCTTCTGCTTTAATTTATCCTACCATTAGTTCTATTGCTCCAGACACAATAACTAATGATGCAAGTAATATTGTCATCACAGGAACAAACTTTGTCATTACACCTAATGTAGAAATCATATCTACTACTGGTGCTATTTATTACCCCAACACAGTTACAAGAGATTCAGCTACACAATTAACGATTAACGCAACTTTAGCTGTTGATGGAACATATTTTATTAGAGTAGAAAACCCAGATGGACTTGCAGTTAGAAGTTCTACCGCTTTACTAACAGTTTCAGATGCTCCTACTTGGACAACTGCTTCAGGCTCACTTGGTTCAGTAGCACAGGGTGGTGCTTTCTCTTCAACTGTAGTAGCAACTTCAGATAGTGCGATTACTTATTCAGTACAATCAGGTGCGCTGCCAACAGGAATTACTTTAAATACTTCTACAGGTGTGATAAGTGGTACTGAAAGTGGTAGCGACAGTGGAGAAACTGTGTACAACTTTACTTTAAGAGCAACTGACGCAGAATTACAAACCGCCGACAGAGCATTTAGCATAACTGTTACTGTAGGCATCAACAATGGAATACAATTTAACTAATGGCTTCATCATATTTAACTAGAACCCCAGCATCAGCAACTAACAGAAAAACTTGGACTTTTTCAAGTTGGTTTAAAGTTAGTAGTGGCGGTAGATTTTTATCATCACAAACAGACGCATCTAACATTGTAGATTTTTCTATAGGTAGTGACGGTGCAATGAATTTATCAATATATGAAAGTGCAAGTTGGAAAGACCTTGTACCTAGCATGTTATTCAGAGATAGGTCAGCTTGGTATCATATTGTTATAGCTTGTGATACTACTCAAGCAACAGCAAGTAACAGATTAAAAGTATATGTTAATGGTTCTCAGGTAACATCATTTAGTACAGAAGTATATGTTTCACAAAATTATGATACCGCAATAAATAATAATGTTATTCATAGAATAGGTGCTTATATTAACAATGGTCTTACTTTTGATGGCTCAATGACACACATACACTTCATTGACGGACTAGCTTATGATGCAGATACTTTTGGCGAAACAGATTCTACTACAGGAATATGGATACCTAAGACTGCACCTAGTGTTACTTACGGAACGAATGGCTTCTTCTTAAAAGGAGAGAATAGCGGTGCTTTGGGAACAGACAGTTCAGGTAATGCAAATAATTTTACAGTTAATGGTACACCTACGCAGACAATAGACACTCCTTCTAATGTTTTTTGTACTGGTAATCCTTTATATAAATATGGTTACAATCTTACTTTAAGTAACGGAAATACATCTTTTGCTGGTACTCAAAATCAATGGCAAGGTACAAATGGAACTCTAGCAATATCAAAAGGTAAATATTATTATGAAGCAAAATTTACTAGTGCTACTGACAAACAACACTTTAATATTGGTTTTATGGGAGCAGAAGATTACAACACTTCTGATGCAACTAGAAATTTAGTGGGATTTTATAATAATGATGGTGGAGAAATAATTGTTGCAGATGCTACGAATACTACTGCTACAACTGCTAATTATGGAACTTTTGATAATGGAGATATAATGGGTGTAGCTTTAGATTATGATAATGAATTAATTTCTTTTTATAAAAATGGAAATGCTTTAGTTACTGATTTTAATTATGGTGCATCTACATATCCATCAACTTTAACTGATGGAAAATTTATTTCTCCAGTAGTGGCTACCTATGCAAGTGGAAGTGTATCATTAAACTTCGGCAACGGATTTTTCGGAACTACTGCGGTAGCTTCTGCAGGTACATCTACTTCTGGTGACGCATCAATTTGGGAATATGATTGTCCAGATGGATATTATGGATTGAACACAAAAAACATTAACGCACAGGAGTATAGCTAATGGATAACATAATCAAATCGGAGATTTGCTAATGGCACAGATAAACAAAGCTAACGAATATTTTAATACTAAACTTTATACTGGTAATGGCTCTACTCAATCTATTACAGGAGTAAATTTTCAACCTGACTGGGTGTGGTTGAAGCAAAG